CTACTTAGACTTGGTTATGCCAGTCTCTGTCAAAGTTAATCCTAACGACCAGTTCATTAAAGACAAGTACGTTGCAGAAGAATTGCGTAACTTAGCTAAAGAAATGGGAATCTTATTAGTGACAGCAAGTCAGTTGAATCGTAGTGCTGTTGATGAGATTGAGTTTGACCATAGTCACATTGCTGGTGGTATTAGTAAGATTAATACAGCGGATAATGTGTTCGGTATCTTTACAAGTCGTAGTATGCGTGAGCGTGGTAAGTATCAAATTCAATGTATGAAGTCACGTAGTTCGACAGGTGTAGGTATGAAAATTGACTTAGACTATGATATTGAGACAATGCGTATTAGTGACAGTGATCCTGATGGATATGCGGATCAGCAAGCAAAGTATCGTCCGGCGCCTAGTCCGACTGACATTATGAATCAAGTAAAAGCGCAATCTACACTAGTTTCTACAGAACCTATTATTGACCAAGCTACTGGGGAAATACTAGAATCACTGAATAAGAAGGTCGTAGTAGACGTTCAGGGTTCAAAACTCAAAAATTTACTCAACAGTTTGAAGAAATAAGACTAAATACTATATCATGCAAAAACAAACTCGCAGCCTTTTGGAAGAATTAGAGTCAATCGGTAATAACCGTGATACAAGTCACATTATTGAGAGCCGCGGCCATAACATCATTACTAGTGCAATTAATTTGCTAGAAATGATTAATAAACACTATACGCCTGAACAGGCTGAGATCCTAGAGCGCAAGCTATTAAGTGCTATCAAAAGCAAGGATCAGAGTAGATTTGCAAAGTCACTAAAGAAGAACAGTAAGAATGAGCCTATCTGAATCCCTAGCAGTATTAAAATCTAAGATTGATAAATTGTCCATTACAGAAGCTAAAGGACATTTAGACCATCCTGAAGATTTGATATTTTTAGACGGTACTCAAGGTGCAAGTCGTGCTGTTCAAGCAAGTGTAGATACAGTTAAAAATCCAGCGACCGTTACTATCAAGTGGGATGGATATCCTGCATTGATTTTTGGTCGAGGAACGAACGGTAAGTTTAGTATTATGGACAAACATATGTTCAATAAGAAAGACTTATCGGGTCGTCAAGTATTCAGTCCCGAGCAATTTGTTCAGTACGACCAAGCCCGTGGTGTTGACCGCAGTGGATTACATCAGTTAATTGCAGAAATTTGGCCAGGCTTAGAAAAATCAGACAGAAGCAAAGGTTACTACTGGGGTGACTTGTTATTCAGTCAGCCGCTACAAGACCAAAATGGTATGTACAAGTTCAAAGCCAATCCTAATGGTATTGCGTATACAGTTGAAGCCAACAGTGAAGTAGGACAATTGTTTAAAGGTAAACAAGCCGCTATTGTTGTACACCAGTTCATTCCCCCAAATGCCGCTACTACAGACGAAGCTTCACCATTAGACGGTGGAATTGGTAGTTTAAAGAACAATAGTAATGTAGCTATCGTCCCTGCTAAAATGCCTATCACTCCTAAACTAAAGATAAGCAGTAAATTAGTTAACAAAGCACAATCTGATATTAAGAAATATGGTCCTGCTGTGGATCAATTATTAACTACTGCCCCACAGGCAGCTAGTACATTCCGTGGATTATTCACAACCTATATCAATAAGAAAATTGTAGCTGGTGACTTGAATAATCTAGTAGACGGATTTATGGAATATTTTAATAGTCGCCCAATGACAGACGCTATGCGAACTAAGTTGACACAACATTTAGAAGCGAACAAAGAAGGACTAGTTGGTGCATTTACTATATGGGCTAGCTTATATCAATTAAAGATGGCTATTGTAGACCAACTCAATAAGGCCGCAGAAGCAAGCCCTGTCAAAGGCTATTTACAAGACGGTACACAAACCCAAGAGGGTTTTGTTAGTAACGGACTTAAATTTGTAGATAGAATGGGCTTTAGTCGTCAAAATCTAGCCGGAAGATAAGCCCAAATCCTGGATTTTTTTATATCAGGACTAAATATTAGTATGAATCTATACGATTCAAACTTTTTAAAGGAAAATTATCATGGCAGGATTTACAAGAACACACGGCGATGCACAACCAGTATTCGCAATGGACGTACAAAACGGTCCAGTAGCATCATCTACTGCGGCTGACGGTACAACTACAAACTTTATCGGTCCAGCAATGGACTTCTTCGGTTTTGACTTAGGCGCCGCACCAACAACACAATTAGGTGTTGACGAGATGGTTGCACAAGTTATGACTTCAATTGAGCAATTAAGCACAGTTATGATGTACTCTGTATCAGCTACAGCAAACGTTACAAACATGTCTGTTGCAGTTTATCCAGTTGGCGCATACACAGCGGCTACACTACAAGCACAAGTTCGTGCTTTGGGTACAGTCAATGGTTATGACCTATCTGGCGCTACAGTAACAAACGTTGGTTTCCGTTTAGCTTCTACAGCTACAAGCGCAAGCTAATCAGAAGTTTGACTTCAAAGAAATCCGAGATTTATTCTCGGATTTTTTTTGCCTCTAAATATAGATATGAGTTTTAAAATAAGTTGCTACACATTATTTGATATCACCCAAACAGGTGTTATTAATCGTTCCAGACCAGGGGTAGAAGATGACCCTGAGTTATGGCTACACAAAAGAAATACACAGTGCAATTTTGACACAATCGTACAAGCAGTGTCACTACGTTCACAGCCTGAGGATATTACTACACCTAACTTAACAAAGATTAAGTTAAATGAGTTTGACAGTTTTGGTTTTCTGTTTGAAGAAGAAGATATTGAAATCAATTGCTGGACCTTTGATTTTACAGTACAACACGCTAGTGTATACAATGACGGTATAACTGAATTAGGTTCATTGTATTCAGACTGCGACCAAGTACCCATGATAAAAACAAATACGGCATGGAAGAAATTACCCGAATTTTTGGATAGCTCAGATGAACTTAGAAACATTTATTTTAAGGTGGTCGAAAATGATGAATGACATTGAATTAGAACGTAGATTCAATAGGATGATTGACTCCAGGGAACTGGACGATTTACAGGATATTTCTATTTTTGAAACATCTAAAGATAATTATGTTGTATTTAAAAATTACAATGTCATAAAAAAATCTAAAACAGACGTAGATGTATGTTTGATAAACGGCGATTTAGTTCATTCATTTTCTAGTATGAGAAATGCTATTTGTTGGTGCATTTTTGACAAACGTGGTAAATATGTATTAGCTAATAGAATCATCACCCTAGATAGGGGTATATCTAACGAAGAAGTGCAAATAAACATTCATAATAATTTGTTTAAAAAAGCAAAGAAAACAGACGATAAATTGATATTCCTAGCTAAATTAAACGAAGATAAGTTCAGACGAAGCTCAATGTATCGTGAATTAGAGAGTTATGTAGGAGAATCTGACTACTGGCAACAGCATCAGTTCAGATTAAAAACCACACATTAAAGCCAAAAGTGATAAATACTTTATATTAGTCTTGGGACCCACAATTATGAAATTAACAGATTTTGACAAACAACCAGTATACAGTGCTCAAAGAGCATTGAAAGAACACTATGGTACATCCATTGATGTTAGCAGAATGTCTTATGCACAAGTCCGCACTATGCTAAGTAAAGTTCGCGGTTTGATGAGTGAATCAAAAGCATCAAACAAATTTTACGAGAGTACAGGAAACGGTTCATACATGAAACTAGTTTTCATGGAACAAGCATTGAGCAAGCAGTTTGCTTACTTGAGTACACAACGTCCACGTATCGTTGTTGAAAACGAAGAAGTAGAAAAGTCACAGACTATTCTAGCCGCACAAGATATGGTTGACTCTATCCAGAAGATGGTTGAGCAAGTTAGTGATATGATAGTTAAAGAACTACCAGCACTAGTTGATTCAGTTCAATCTGAGATTGGTGTTAACGAGAGTGCATCATTCAGTCAACAAGCATCAGAAGCATTGACTTCATTACAAGCCGCATTGACACAAAGTCAAACAACAATGAAAGAAGCTGTAAATGGCATTACCGGTCAAGGTGGTGCTGAAGCATTTGACGCAGGTGCTGATATGGGTGCTGATATGGGCATGGGCGGTCAAGAAGATTTCAGCATGGGTGCTACTGAAGAACTACCAGACGGTGGCGAAGAAGAAGTTGACTTGAATATGGATGTTGAAGAACCAGAAGATTTGGGTTCCGTCGGCCGCGCAAAAAGATAATATGAGACTCTTTGAGTTTGATACTAGTCCACTATTAGTTGGCTTGGTTGCAACGACCAGCCAACTAAAGAGTGAAATTGATTCTGGTAAAGTTAAACCAGATTGGACTGTTCCAGAACTCTTGCAATACTACAGAGATAATGATATCATTATTGATAAGTCAGATTTGTACAACATGATTAAAAATCCTCCATTGAACAAATACATTACCAACATACAAGCTGATAATGTAGTGTTTAAAGGACAAACAGAAGGTGGTGAACAAGCCCCTGATGAAAATAAAAAAGTTGTACAACAAATGGCTAAGCAAGCAATGAAATGATAACACTAACAACAAAAGCAAGTAACAAAGTACAACAGCAACTTCAAAAACGAGGCAAAGGCCTGGGAATTCGTATTGGTGTAAAAACTACGGGTTGCTCAGGCTTAGCCTATGTACTAGAATTCGTTGACGCACCTATCGAAGGTGATATTAAAGTTGATTGCGAGGGTAGTGTATTATTTGTAGATCCAAAAAGCAGTGCATACGTTCAGGGATTAGAAATTGATTTTGTCCGCAATGGATTAAATGAAGGCTTTGAATTTAATAACCCAAACGAGAGAGACCGCTGTGGATGCGGAGAAAGTTTTAGAGTATAATGTATCTTGCTACAGTAACGTGCAATAGAGATTTTCAACAAATGCTATTACAGGCTGAAAGTATTCAACGATTTTTAAATCCATGTAAACATGTAATCATTATCAATGAATCATATCCCGATTTAGATTTTTGGAATCGTTGGTTGAAACCTTATTATACCAACCATGAATTAGTCATCATGCCTAGAATTCAGTATACGTATCCTAGTAGTGTGTTAGGAGTCAGAGATAGGTATGGTGCAATAGATACCGCAAGTAATGGCTGGAGAACACAACAATTACAAAAAATGTTATTAGCATATGAATTTGAAGATGACTATTTGTTATTAGATTCAAAGAATTTTTTTATAAAACAAACGGATATTAATGAATGGGACCACTCAATAGGAAGTGGTAGCTATCTCAATTTTGGTGCCCAACATCATTTTGTGGCTACTTATACAAAGTACAGTGAATTGTTTGAAAAAAATATAGAATATTACACAGCACCGTATACTCCATTTAAGATAAAAAGAGAACCTCTAGTTAGCAAATGTAAAATAAGTGAATTAGGATATACATTATTTTATCCTGAGCATAACACTGTTTCTGCATCAGAAGGTATTTTTTATTCTTTCCTAGTAGAAGATGAAATCAATCAATTAGTGGGTATACCTTTTATAAAAAGTTTAACAATTTGGAAAGATGATAAACCTAACCTTGCTAAAAAATTATTTCAAATGATAGCAGAACCAGATATAAAGGTAGCAGGATTACATAGAGAGATTTTATCAACTATGACTAAACAGGAAGTAAAAGTTATAGATTTTTGGCTTAATCATACATTAGGTTTTACTAATAAAATATATCCTATGCCGAGAGACTCACACGTATAACCAAAGTAATTGCGTAATGCGTTATTATACTGTATAATATACTAATGTACATTCCAAACAAATACAACTATGTTCCCATGAGCCGTGTAGAGATAGACGGCAAACGCAGATACGCTACACCAGATGGTGAAAAACTACCCAGTGTAACAACAATACTAGATTTTACTAAGAGTGAAGAATCTAAGCAAGCACTACAAAATTGGCGTAAGCGAGTTGGTGCTCAAAAAGCACAAGAAATTACTACAGAAGCCGCAGGTCGTGGAACACGAATGCACAAGTGGCTTGAAGATTATATCAAGACAGGAGTACTCAATGAGCCCGGAAGCAATCCGTATAGCATCCAAAGCCATAAAATGGCCCAAAACATTATCTATCAAGGTCTTAGTAAATGTAATGAGTATTGGGGTACAGAAGTTCCTCTCTATTATCCGAAAATTTATGCAGGGACGACAGACTTAGTAGGAATACATGACGGTAATGAAGCTATCATGGATCACAAACAAACAAATAAGCCTAAAAAGCGTGAGTGGATCGAAGATTACTTTGTTCAGTTAGCGGCTTATGCTAATGCACACAATGAGGTTCACATGACTAAGATACGCAAAGGTGTCATTTTTATGTGTTCTGCGGACAATCTCTATCAGGAATTCATACTAGAAGGCTCTGAATTTGACAAGTATACTGACATTTGGTTCAAGCGAGTAGAACAATACTACATGCAGTTCTTGTAATGGTTTAAGATAAATAAGTGTAAATCTGTGAAGAAATACACTTATGGCCATTATACAAATCTCGAAAATCCAACAACGTTCAGGTAATCTAGTAGATTTACCTCAACTTGATGAAGCACAGTTCGGCTGGGCTACTGACGCCAAACGTCTTTTCATCGGTAAAACATCCCCTAATGAGAATATTGAAGTACTAACTTCTTATTCTAACATTAGCTTTAGTCAGATTGACGGATCAGATGGTGGCAATTTTAATATTGCAAATGCTACAAATGGTCAAGTGTTGACATATGTTAGTACAACTAACACATGGGAAAACTGGCCTAGTACTGATATTCTCACTGCTAATGCTAACTTCAAACTTGATTTAGGCGATGTTGGTAATATCAAAATGGATGGCGGTGCAACCGGCTACATCTT